TTTTACAATTATCCCGATTGGATTCCTCTTGGTGTGTGAATAGCATGTTAAATGTAAGAGTTAGAAAAGAGCACATGAAGGACTTACCTAAGTTCAAATTAATTTTTGAAGACGATAAATACAACAATAAAGATAAACAATGAATATAGATAAATTAAGAGAGCAATTAAAAATTGACGAAGGTGTTAAATACGAAATTTATGAAGATCATTTAGGATATGCTACTTTTGGTATAGGTCATTTAATAACTGACAAAGATCCAGAATATGGTTGGCCTGTTGGAACTAAAATTTCTGAAAAAAGAGTAAATGAAGTATTTAATTCTGATGTTGAAAAATTTATTAATGAAGCTAAAAAGATATTTCCTGATTTAGATAATAAACCTGAATCAATACAATTAGTTCTTGTTAATATGTGTTTTAATTTAGGTGCTCCAAGATTAAGTAAATTTAAAAAGTTTATTGCTGCCATTAATAATAAAGAATGGATTGAAGCTGCCGTTGAAATGATGGATAGCCGATGGGCACATCAAGTTGGTCCAAGAGCTATGAGATTAAAACAAATAGTTATTGATCAAGCCAGCTGAGAGCATAATAACAAATCTTTGGATATATATTCTAAATATAGTAAATAAATATGAATCATAAAATAGAACTTTTCGACTTTCAACAGGAAGTTTTAATTAATCCTGCTAGGTTTAAAGTAATGGCTAGCGGAAGAAGAGTTGGTAAATCATATTTAGCAGCCGTTGCTGCATATAATCATTGTTTAAAAGAACCAGGTAGAAGAGCTTTAATTATCGGACCTACTGTTTCGATGATTAGAGAATCTATTTGGCAAACATTAAAAAGTCTTGTGCATCCAGATCATATAAATGGGTATCCTAGAGAAATTGATTTGGAAATAAGATTTATTAATGGGTCCAAGATTACCTTAAAAGGGTTTGATAGGCCAGACAGTTTAAGAGGTATTTCACCATCACCTACATTTATTGTACTTGATGAATTTGCCTTTATTAAACAAAATGCATTTACTGAGGTTATATTACCTATGACTTCAGATCCACAACGAAGAGCAAGTGTATTTGTAATAAGTACACCAAAAGGAATAACCAATGACTTTTATAAGTTATGGGTTAAAGGTCAAGAAGATAAAACAGGTTTATGGAAGTCTTGGCAGTTTACTGCTGAACAAGTTAGACCAGATATGAAAGAAGAAATTGAACTTGCTCGGGTTACAATGGATGAAAAAAGTTTTAACCAAGAATATTGCGCCACCTTTAATAACACTGGTGATGCTGTATTTTATAATTTTAATCGAAATATACATGTAACAAATAACCTACTTCCAATTGAAGAAGGTGAGCCAATACATATTAGCATTGACTTTAACGTCAAAATAATGGCTTCAACAGTTTGGTGCCATCGAGGTAACCAATTACATGCAATGGATGAGTTTTATGGTAATGCTGATACTCATCAATTAATTAGATCTATAAAAGGTCGATATAAAAATAGAGATATAATTTGTTATCCTGATGCTTCCGGTAGAGCAATGAAAACCAGTGCTGCTACAGGTACAACAGATTTTAGTATATTAAGGAATGCAGGTTTTAAAGTATTAGCAAGATCTAAACAACCACCTTTGGTTGATAGTGTTAATGCTGTTAATGCATTGTTAAAAGATGCTAAAGGTAATACAAGATTATATTTTAATAAAGATAAGACACCAAGGACAATTGCCTCAGTTGAGACAACCACTTGGAAAGAGGGTTTTACTACAGGTATGGATAATGCTATTATCGACAAATCAAAAGGTGTTGAACACTTTTCTGATGGTGTAAGATATATATGTGAATTTTTATATCCTATAGGTAAACACAAACCACAAGTTATCCGTGATAGGTCGTGGTCATTTTAGTTTGTAACTAAATAATCAATATAATATAATAAAGTTAATCAATGGTAGCCAATAATCAAATGGCACTTAACCATTGGTGTTTAAGGCTTATTTAAATTTTTGTGGTCCGAAAGCTGATCATTCGGTCCGAGCTTTTTCAATTTTACAGCCTAGAGCCCAGCAAATACTATATTTAGCAAGGCAGGCGTGGTTGTACGATTAGAGCGTTTTCAATTCAAATAGAACTGACTGACCGCTTATTTAGGCTCGGGGCGTTAATGGGCTGCTGGGCGTGAGGGGGACTAGATCCCTCTTTGGCGTCGGGCTAGGGTGGCCAATCGCACTTTGACGAACACCAATTTCTTTTGATCTTGGATCGGCCAAATCAAAAATTATTTTAATTAATCCGAGCCAAATGTTTTGGTTCATTCTAAAGTTTAGGAAACACAATATGGCAATTAGATATAAAAACAGTTCTATAGTTAAATCTACAGAAACTGCCAAAGGCCCAGGATATCCAAATGATGAATACCTGAGTCAAATAAACGAATGGAAACGAAACAGAGCAATGATCCAAGGTCCATCTTATACTAAGGATTATGATTCTGTGCCTTCAAGTGACAATTTATTACTTCCGTTTAACCCTACAATGACACAAGAGCAATATGATTTTTACAAAGCTGAAGCTGAGGTACCGGGTGTATCTAGTGAATTTTGTAAAATGATAATAGGTGGTTTATTAAGAAAACAACCAATGCTAGAAATTAACGGGGCTCCAGAAGGGGCTAAGCAATGGATATTAGATGATATAGGATCTGACAAAAGTAACCTTATATCATTTTTAAGCACTGCTTTATGGGAAGAATTACAAACATCAAGAGCTTTTATACAAATTGACTTTCCTGTTGTTGATTTAGAAAATTTAACACCAGCTGAAAGAAAAGAAGTTAAACCTTATCCAATATTACATCACGCTGAAAATATTGTTAACTGGTCTGAAGCTACTGATGCAAAAGGTCAAGTAAAATTAGATCAATTAATTACTAGATATTTTGTACTTGAATATGATCCAAATAGTCCATTTCATCCAAAATATGTTGATACTGTACAAGTTCATAGATTAGATGAAGCGGGTTTATATGTAATTGACACATATATTAGAAATACATCTGATACACCAACATTTATTGATGGTGGAGTTGATTATAATTTTGATCAATTAACAGATGATTGGATTTTACAAGGAACTAATACAAATTTATTTCAAAATGGCAAAAGAATGGATTATATTCCATTTTACCCATTAAATGGTTCAATTGAATGTGTGGATCCTTTAATGACTGCCATTGTAAACAGAGAAATTGCTTTATATAATAAAATTTCAAGAAGAAACCATTTATTATATTTAAGTGCAACTTACACACCAGTTGTTAAATCTGATTCATTAACTGAATCTGAAAAAGATGATCTTGTTAAACAAGGTCTTGGTACTTGGCTATTTGTTAATAAAGATGATACTGTTGAAACATTACAAACTCCAACTAATGCTTTAAAAGATATGGAACAAGCTATTAAAGCTGGTTATGATGAATTAACTAGAATTGGTGTTAAAATGTTAAGTTTAGAGCCTAATAATTCTGATCAATCCGGCATTGCCTTAAGCTTAAGAAATGCTGCACAAAATGCGGCACTTGCTAGTTTAAATGCTAAAATTTCAGAAAGCATGAAAAAAATTATCAAGCATATGGTTAACTGGAGATATGATATAAATATAACTGAACAAGACATTAGGTTTAATTTATCATCTGATTTCAATGCTACTCCAAGAGGAAGTGATTGGATGAGATTAATTACTGAATGGTATCAAAATGGATTAATTCCAAGATCAACATTCTTAGAAGTTGCTAAAAATAATGATGCAATTCCTACAGATTATGATGATACTTTAGGAAACGATGAAATATCTCAAGACAATCGTATTATTTCTCCAAGAGAGCAATACGAACAAGAAATAAACGTTATTCAAGGTAATAATAATACCGAGAATTAATGAAAGGGGGATGCTATGAAATGGCGTCACTTTAATTCATTAATCTTAATTTTAATGCTCCTTTTTGCTTTATGGCAAGGGGGGCATTTTAATGGATTATGAAAGGATTTAAATGCACAATGATTAATAATGATACTGTAGTAACTGCTAGTTTATTTGGAATAACAGCAGGTATAACTACACAATCCATGTTCGCTATAATAGTTGGGGCAATAGCCGTTGGTGTTGTTCAACCATTTTTTAGAGTATTATGGACTAAAAAATTAAACCAAACAAAAGAAAATAAATGTCCAACTTGTAAAAGAAAAAGAAGACGTAAATGAAAATAAACGAAAATACAAACATTGCTATGCCAATTAGAAATATGTTGGCAATAATTATAGCAGTTGCATTGGGAATTTTCGCATATACAGATATAACAGCCAGAATAACAAGTCTGGAAACTAGTAGAGAATTATTTAACGCTGATTTATTAAAAAAGTCTGAACAGACAACTACAGATCAAGAGCAATATTTATTATTGGAAGAACTTTATAAAACTGTAGAAAAAATTGAAGAAAATCAGGAAATGAATATGACCAATAAGGTCAATATAGAATTTTTAAAACAACAACTTACAAAAGCCTTAGATGATATTGAAAAATTAAAAGATAAGGTAAGGAAAAACGGAAACTATTAACATGATTGAAACTGTTGTAGCTCTATGTATGTTTGTTGCAGGTGAACTTAAAGAACATAGAATACAACCGGCAATGTCAGATTGTCTTAAAGGCAAAAGATTAGCTGAACGAGATAAAAACGACAATGTTGATTATAAATGTGGAAAAGTAAAAGTCTAACTTGAAAACAACATAGATGGTTCTAAATCAATTAAAAAAATAGTAAAAGAATAAAATGAAATATATATTGTACACAAGTTTAGCAATATACTTAATGTCAATAACTGTACTTGCTGTAGAAGCTTATACAGTTTTATAAAAGGAAAATGAATATATGATAGTAGAAGATAGAGATAATTTACTCACAGATTTTGGTAAAACAACATTAAAGGACAGGTATTTATTACCAGAAGAAAATAGTCCACAACAGGCATTTTTAAGAGCAGCAAAAGCTTTTTCTGATAATGATGAAATGGCTGAAAGAATTTATGGGTATGCATCAAAACTTTGGTTTATGTATTCAACTCCAGTATTAAGTAATGGTGGTACAGAGCGAGGTATGCCAATTTCATGTTTTTTAAATTATGTTGGAGATAGTAGAGAGGGTTTAACTAGTCATTATACAGAAAACGCTTGGTTAACATCAATTGGAGGTGGTATTGGTGGTTACTGGGGTCATATTAGATCTGATGGAATTAAAACATCTGGAGGATCTCAATCTTCAGGTTCAATACCTTTTTTAAAAGTTGTTGATTCAGAAATTATGGCATTTAGTCAAGGTAAAACTAGAAGAGGAAGTTATGCTGCATATTCAGACATAAGCCATCCTGAAATATTAGAATTTTTAGATATAAGAAAACCTAGTGGAGGAGACATACATAGAAAATGTTTAAACCTTCATCATGGTATAAATATATCAAATAATTTTATGGAATTAATTGAAAAATGTATTCAAGAACCAACTTATGATGATACTTGGAATTTAATTGATCCACATACAAAAGAAATAGTTAAAAAAATCTCAGCAAGAGATTTGTGGCAAAAAATATTAGAAAATAGAGTTGCTACTGGTGAGCCGTATATTTGCTTTATTGATCATATTAATGATGCATTACCTGAACAACAAAAAGCTTTAGGTTTGAAAGTAAATCAATCTAATTTATGTACTGAAATTACATTACCAACTGATGAAGATAGAACTGCTGTATGCTGTTTATCATCAGTTAATTTAGAAAAATATGATGAATGGAAAAACGATAAATTATTTATTTCAGATCTTGTTAGATTTTTAGATAATGTATTACAAAGTTTTATAGATAATGCACCTGATAGTGTATTTAAAGCTAAATATAGTGCTACTCAAGAAAGATCTATTGGGCTTGGTGCTATGGGTTTTCATGCTTATTTACAAAAAAATAATATTCCATTTGAATCTGTTATGGCAAAGGCTAAAAATAAATTAATGTTTAAGCACATAAAAGAAGAAGCTGTAAAAGAATCAAAAAGATTAGCTATAAAAAGAGGTGAAGCCCCAGATATGGAAGGGACAGGAATGAGAAATGCTCATTTACTTGCAATTGCACCTAATGCTTCTAGTTCAATTATTTGTGGAACAACTTCTCCAAGTATTGAACCATTTAGAGCTAATGCATATGTTCAAAAAACTATGTCAGGTTCTTTTCTTGTTAAAAATAAATATTTAGAAAAATTATTAGATCAAAAAGGTATAAATAATGAAAAAACTTGGACTTCTATTTTAGCTAATCGTGGTTCAGTTTTGCATTTAAAAGATTTATCAGATTATGAAAAAGATGTATTTAAAACATCAATTGAAATTAATCAACAATGGGTTGTTGAACATGCGGCTGATAGACAAGAATATATTTGTCAAGGTCAATCATTAAATGTGTTTGTACCTGCTGATGTTAACATTAAAGAATTACATGACATACACATGTTAGCATGGAAAAAGAAATTAAAAACATTATATTATTGTAGATCTGAAGCAATTAAACGTGCTGAATTAGTAAGTTTAAAAGTTGAAAGAACAATA